GGTCGTCGAAAACTGCACGCTTTGGCTAGCGTCAGCGCCGCCTGCCCCTAAACCCTTGCGGCGCAATGAGTCTCAGTGAGTCTTGCTTTAAGACACCCCGAGAACGTTTAGGGCGGTTTAGCATTAGTTAACTAAGACTAGCCGTCGCTTAACTTTGCTGGTTACGTTTTCTGAGTTTGCAGGTATCAAGGGTTGCACCAAGGCGGCGGTCACTCATGCAACCAAAAGCCGTATTGCTGCTGCGGTGGTGGAGAAGGACGGCAAGCGGTGGTTGGATCGCGATATGGCGTTGGAGCTGTGGCGAAAGAACACGCTGAAGAACAACGCGGCGAAGGTAGACGAACCGGATCCGGTGATTCCCCGAGATGCGCGTGAGTTGCGGCAGCAGGTAGCTGGGTTACCTGATGATGAGATCCCTGAACTGAATGAAAGCCGTGCAAGGCGCGAGCATTACCAAGCGGAGCTGGCAAAGCTCGAGGTGGATTTGAAACGAAAGGAGCTGGTGCCTGCGGTGGATGTGCAAAGGGAAGCGTTTGCGCTGGGCCGTAGCGTGCGTGAGGCGCTGGCAAACCTGGCTGATCGATTGAGTTACCAGCTGGCAGGGGAGACGGATCCGGCTCGGATCCATGTGGTGCTGACGGATGAGCACCGTGCTGCGTTGGTGGAGCTGAGCAATGGCTAATCCATGGAGAACCGGATTCCTCGAGGGCCTGCGACCTGAGGAGCCGTTGACGGTGAGCGAATGGGCGGACCGTTATCGAAAGCTGAGCAGCAAGGCAAGCGCGGAGCCTGGGCCGTGGCGCACGGGGCGGACGCCGTACTTACGGGAGCCGATGGATTGCTTGAGCAGCAACAGCCCGGTGCAGCGTGTGGTGATGATGTTTGCGGCACAGACGGGCAAGACCGAGGCTGGCAGCAACTGGCTGGGCTATGTGATTGACCACGCGCCGGGGCCGATGTTGTGCGTACAGCCAACGGTGGAGATGGCGAAGCGCCTGAGTAAGCAACGGCTTGAGAGCATGATCACCGACACACCATGCTTGGCGGCAAAGATTGCGCCAGCACGGGCAAGGGATTCGGGGAACACGATGTTCAGCAAAGAGTTCAGCGGCGGGATCATGCTGCTGACTGGAGCCAACAGTGCGACGGGCTTGCGGTCGGCGCCGTGCCGTTACTTGTTTGCCGATGAGGTGGATGCCTTCCCGAGTGACGTGGACGGCGAGGGCGATCCGGTGGCGCTGGCGGAGCGCCGGACGACGACGTTTGCTAGGCGGAAGATCCTGCTGACTAGCACGCCAACGGTGAAGGACTTCAGCCGGATTGAGGCGGAGTATTTACGCAGCGATCAGCGGCGGTTCTATGTACCGTGCCCTAGCTGCGGTGGGATGCAATGGTTGCAATGGCCGCGGCTCAAATGGGACGCAAAGCGGCCAAGTGATGTCCGCTATCAGTGCGAGCACTGCGGTGAGCGGTTTGAGGAGAACCACAAAGCGGCAATGCTGTCAGCTGGTGAGTGGCGCGCGACGGCGCCAAGCGATGGCCGAACGGCTGGCTTCCAACTGTCGGGGCTTTATAGCCCGCTGGGGTGGTGCAGCTGGGAACAGCTGGTGGACGATTTTCTGCGGGCCAAATCAGATGCGCCGGCGTTGAAGGCGTTTGTTAACACAAGGCTGGCCGAGACATGGGAGGAAGACTATGCCGCGGCCGTTAGTGCTGATGGGTTGATGGGTAAGCGGCTGGCGTATGAGTCAGGCACATGCCCCGCTGGCGTGGTGCTGCTGACGTGCGGCGTTGACGTGCAGGACAACCGCTTGGCGGTGAGCGTGTGGGGTTGGGGCGAAGGGGAAACGGGTTGGATGATCTGGCATCAGGAACTGATGGTTGATCCAACGCAGACGGAAGTGTGGGGCCAGTTGGATCAGGTGCTGGTGACGGAATGGGCAACGGCTGGAGGCAAGGTGTTGAAGGTGTCGCAGGTGGCGGTGGATAGTGGTGGTCATTGCACCCATGAGGTCTACCGATATGTGCGCGATCGCGTACGGCAGAACGTGGTGGCGATCAAGGGAAGCAGCAGGCGCAACAGCCCAGCAGTTGGCAAAGGCAACAAGGTGGATGTGAGCTGGCAGGGTCGAGTGCTGAAACGTGGCGTGACGCTGTATCAGCTGGGTACTGACACGATCAAGACAACGCTGTTCGGCCGGCTGCGGCATAACGAAGCAGGCGGCATCGGGACGCTGCACTTCGGCATGGCAGCGGATGAGGAGTATTTCAGGCAGTTGACCAGCGAACGACAGGCATTGCGTTACCACCGCGGATTCCCGATTCGTGAGTGGGTAAAGAAAGCAGGTGATCGAAACGAAGCGCTGGACTGTGTGGTCTATGCGTATGCGGCGATGCTGTTGTTCTCAAGACGGATGAACCGGGCAACGATGTGGCAGCAGTTGGCGGATCAGCTTGAGCATGGGAAGACGCCGCCGCTAAGATCGAAACGACAGCCGGCTCCTGCAGCTGTCAGTGGCTTCGTCAGCAACTGGTAGGCCGTGAACATCCCGAGCGAAATTAGAGCAGGCGACACGATCCAGTGGCGGGATGTGCCTGGTGCCGATAATTTGGGCAATGCGATCAGCAGCTCCGATTACACGCTGACCTACTACCTGCGTACTAATACGGCCACCGAAGGCGCAACGGTGGTTGGCAGCGCTTACGGGACTGGGTGGGAGTTCACGATCGCAGCGGGCACTAGCACGGGGTTCGATGCTGGGCAGTGGTTTTGGCAGGCAGTTGCCACCAAGACCGGCAGCACGGTGACGATGGGATCTGGGCAGCTGACGGTGTTGCGTAGCTTGAGCTATAGCGGCACACCTGGAGCGGTTGATGGACGGTCGCAGGCAGAGCAGGATTTGGCTGCGGTGCAGGCAGCAATCCGCGCGATCGTGGCTGGCGGGGTTGCGAAGGGATACACGATCGGCAACCGCAACCTCAAGAAGTACGATATGGCCGATTTGCTGCAGCTTGAAAGTAAGCTCAAGGCTGAAGTGAAGCGCGAGCAAATGGCGGACCTGATCGCTAACGGCCTTGGCAATCCCCACAATCTATTCGTGAGGTTCTGATGGGATTGCGCACGCGGCTGTTTCGGGCGATGGGTTTTGAGCCATTGCGGCCAAAGCGTCGGGCCTATCAAGGCGCACGGGTTAGCCGGCTGACTTCTGACTGGGTGACAAGTGGCACCAGCGCTGACAGCGAGATCAAGTCGAGCTTCAAGGCACTACGCAACCGTGCGCGTCAGTTGGTGCGTGACAACGATTATGCAAGGCAAACGGTGCGCGCGATCCAGAACAATGTGATCGGCCATGGGATCCGGCATCAAGGCCAGATCAAGATGCTGCGCGGCGGGCGCCTTGATGAGGTGATCAATGGCCAAGTGCATGAGCAATGGGAGCGGTGGATGCACAAAAGCCGCTGCGATGTAAGCGGGCTTCTGGGCTTTCACGACATGGAGCGCCTGCTGGCGCGCAGCATGGCCGAGTCGGGTGAGGTGTTCATCCGCATGATCCGCCAATCGTTTGGTGGTAGTCGGGTGCCATTTGCATTGCAGGTGCTTGAGGCCGACTACCTGATCGATGACGAGGTGCCGCAGGCAGCGGAGGGCAACACGGTACGGATGGGCATCGAGGTGGATGGTTATCTGCGGCCACAGGCGTATCACTTCTACGCGAACCATCCGGGCGACACCTACGCGGGCAACCCTCGGACCAATGGCCGGAAAATCCGGGTGCCTGCTGATGAGGTGATCCATCTGTTCCTGCCGGAGCGGCCGGGGCAGACCAGGGGCGTGACGTGGTTTGCGTCGGCGTTGATGCGGCTTCACATGCTGCAGGGTTATGAGGAAGCCGAGTTGGTGCGTGCCCGTGCTAGCAGCGCACTGATGGGATTCATCCAATCGCCAGAGGGCGAGCTGATGGGTGATGAGGTTTACGAAGGTCAGCGGGTGAGTGAGTTCACGCCAGGCGTGTTCAAGTATCTGGCACCAGGCGAGAGCGTGACAGTACCTGATCTGAATGCACCTGATGGTCAGCTTGAGCCGTTCACCCGATCGATGCTGCGGGCCGTGGCGGCTGGCGTGGGTGTGAGCTTCGAGAGCATCAGCAAGAACTTCAGCGAGAGCAACTACAGCAGCAGCCGGCTGAGCCTGCTGGAGGAGCGTGACACCTATCGGGTGCTGCAGCGGTACATGATCGAGAACTTCCACCAGCCGGTCTTTGAGGCATGGCTTGAGATGGCGGTGCTAAGCGGTGCGCTGAATTTGCCGGGTTACGAAACCAACCCTGACCGCTACCGGGCTAGCAAGTGGGTGCCCCGCAGCTGGGAGTGGGTCGATCCGCAACGCGAGGTCGAGGCTTATAAGGCGGCCGTGAGATGCGGGTTTAAGACACTGGCGCAAGTGATCAGCGAACAGGGTGGTGATCTAGATGATGTGCTAACGCAGCGTCAGTCAGAGCTGGCCAAACTTGACGAGCTGGACATCGTGCTAGACACTGACCCGAGCGAAGTCAACGGCAGCGGGGTGTCCCAGCCATTCATGCCAATGGGTGCTGAGCCTGCGTTTGAACAAACCGAATCATCAATGGAAGACGAGGAATATGAAGATCTATCAGTGCTCGAGGATCCGCTGGAGGATGCAGAAGACTGATGGCTGATTGCAATACCGATAGAATCAAGACATTGCAAGAAGATCGCGCGATGGCTGCCGACCGGGCTGAACCTAATGAATTGAGCGATGGCGATTTCGTTCAGTGGGATTCAAGCGGTGGCACAGCGCGAGGCCGAATTGAAAACGTGCTTCGAGAAGGCAGCTTGAATGTGCCTGGAACTGAGTTCAGCATTGAAGCCACCCCTGAGGATCCGGCTGCGCTGATCAGGATCTACAGCGAAGGCGATGAAGGCTGGGAGGCGACCGAGACGATGGTTGGGCACAAGTTCTCAACGCTGACCAAGATCGACGCACTGCGATCCATGACTGGCATCGGCAAATATCAGCGCGCTGAACTGACCACCTTTGACGAGGTGGAGGATCGCACCTATGAGTTCCCGTTCAGCTCTGAGTTCCCCGTTGCCCGGTACTTTGGCAACGAGATCCTGAGCCATGAAGCCAGCGCGGCTGACTTGAGCCGTCTGAACGATGGCGCGCCGTTGCTGTTTAATCACAACCCTGACCGTGTGATCGGTGTTGTTGAGGGCGCAAGAATCGACAGCAAAGGGCGCCGCGGTTATGCGCGGGTGCGGTTCAGCCGCAATGCCTTTGCCCAAGAGATCTTGGGTGATGTGAAAGACGGCGTTTTACGGAACGTGTCTTTCGGCTACTCCATTGACAAAATGGAGGAGCGCGGCAGCGGTGACTTTGTTGCCACTGCCTGGGCACCTTACGAGGTGTCGATCGTCAGCGTTCCTGCTGACAAAACCGTGGGCATCGGCCGCGCTTTGACGCCCACAAAACCCGCTGCTTCGGCAGCACCATCCCCTGATCCCCTTCCTTCAATGGAAACCAACGCCACCGATCTGGCCGTGGTGCGGGCCGAAGCCGTTGAGGCTGAGCGCTCCCGCATTGCTGAAATCTCTGCCATGTGCGACAAGCACAACATGGGCGAGCTGGGCCGCCAGCTGGTCGAGTCTGGTCGTTCAATCGACGAGGCCCGGGCTGCTGTTCTTGACAAAATGAACATTCAACAGGAGCCTGTCAACATGAGCGCCGCTGAAATTGGCCTTAGCGCACAGGAGAGCCGTAAGTTCTCCTTCCTGCGTGCCATCAACTATCTAGCCAACCCGACCGATCGCTCAGCCCGTGAGGCTGCTGCTTTTGAGATCGAAGCATCTGACGCTGCAGCTGCAAAGCTGGGCCGTCAATCGCGTGGTATCACAATCCCTCAGGATGTGCTGCGCCGTGACCTGAACGTGGGCACTGCTTCAGCTGGTGGCAACTTGGTTGCTACTGATCTTGATGCTGGCAGCTTTATCGACCTGCTGCGCAATGCGTCGGCATT